GCTCAGCTCGAGGCCGCTATTATGATGGTCGTGATCAAGGAGAAGCAGCCATGATCTCTCCCTTCTGGCGACCATTCATCGCCTTGGGCATCGTCGTGGAGTGGTGGGAAGGGTGACCATCGGCTCCCTCTTCTCGGGCATCGGCGGCTTGGAGTTGGGCCTCGAACGCGCAGGCCTCGGGCCGGTCGTGTGGCAGGTCGAGATCGATCCGTGGTGTCGTCGAGTGCTGGAGAAACACTGGCCCGACGCGGATAGGAGCGTGTGCGATGTCAGAGAGGCAGGGAGCACTACCCTTGAACCCGTCGATCTCGTCTGTGGGGGATTCCCCTGTCAGGATCTCGAAGGCGCAAGCCCCGCACGAGCCGCCCGCCTCAAAGCCCTCGGAAACGCCGTAGTCCCGCAATGCGCCGAGGTCGTGGGGTGGGTGATTCGAGGGCTCATGTAGATGGAAGCCCGCCCCTACCAGTCCCGCCTTCTCTCCGCCGTCCGGGCATCCTACCGGAACGGCCGCCGGGCGATCTGCATCGTGCTCCCCACGGGCGGTGGAAAGACCTTCGTGTCAACACAGCTCGCCGAGCCGGTGTTGCGCAAGGGCCTCACGGTGGATTTCATCGTCCACCGGGAAGAGCTCGCCGATCAAGCGCGCGAAGCCTTCGCCCGCATCGGTTTCCCCGAGGGCCGGCGGTTTCGGATCGTCTCCCTGCAGACCGCTGTAGCTCGGCGCCTGGACCTCGACCCGGCGCTCGCGATCGTCGACGAGGCGCATCATGTGGCCGCCGATCAGTGGTCAATCCCGATCCGATCCATGAGGGATCGGGGGGTCCCGATGATCGGCTTGACCGCTACCCCAGACAGGGGAGACGGGCGAGGGCTCGGAGAGATCTTCGACGACCTCGTGGTAGGTGCCCAGCCCCGCGAGTTGATCGCATCGGGTCATCTCGTTCCGTGCCGCGTGCTCTCGCCTCTCCGGGCTCGTGCGAGCCTTGCCGAGCATCCGGTGCGTGCGTACCAGGAGCATGCGCCGGGTCGACGGGCCATCGTGTTTTGCGGCACCGTTGGGCATGCGCAACGCTTGGCCGAGGAGTTCTCTACTTCCGGGGTCAAGGCCCGATGCGTCGAAGGCAAGATGCGCGACGAGGACCGGGCGCATGCGATCCGACTGTACCGATCCGGTGAGCTGTCCGTCCTGACGTCGGTCCAGGTCCTGACCGAGGGCTTCGACGTCCCGGAGACGTCGTGCGTGATCACTTGCACCGGAGCGTCGGCGCCAGCTCCTTTGATCCAAAAGGTGGGCCGGGGGATGCGGCCGGCGCCGGGGAAGGTCGACTGCGTGCATCTCGACCTACGAGGAGCCTGGAGAGACGTCGGCATGCTCCCCGACGACGACCGCTCCTTCTCTCTCGAGGGCCGCGCGATCAAGGCTCACGTCGAGGGAGAGCTGCTGTCGATCGTGCAGTGCCGCGGATGCGGGCTTTGGTTCCGAGCGTCGGAGTTCAAGGATTCGGCCTGCCCGGAGTGCGGAACAGTGAGGAAGGGCCGGGAAGATCCCACGGTCCGAAGGGCCAGGCTCGCCGTCATAGCCGATCGGGAGATGACCACGGAGCGGATCAGCTTTCTCGCCCGGAAGGTCCGAGAGGGAAGATCGAAGCGGAAAGCGGACGGCACTCCCTACAAAGCCATGGGCTGGGCACTCCAGCAATACCGCGTGAAATATCGGCAGTGGCCGAATGAGGGGCAGATCAATGCGGCGCGACGGATTGCAGATCAAGCCTAAGTCCTGGAAGGACGCATACCCGAAGCCCAAGCCCATCGAGAGGGCAAGGAGCCGCGCTCAGGCGAACTTCGACCACGCGAACCTGGTCAAAGAAATCAAGCTCGCGATCTCGTGCGAGTTCCGCCGCCGGGCCTACGTGGACGACCTCACCCAATGGGAGGGGACGGCCCAGGAGGGCTATCGAGTCCGAGCTGGGATGGCCGCGGGGACCTTCGACGTCTTCGTCTGCATCGGCGGGAGGGCCGTGTGGCTCGACGCGAAGACCGGGGGAGCGACGCTGACTCCAGCCCAGCTCGAGTTCCAGAGATGGATCAGAGCGGCGGGCGGGACGGCGGAAGCTGTGGGGACGGCGGAAGAGGCGGTCGAGATCGTCAAAGGGGTATCGGATGACGCACGTTGACTTCGACGCGCTCGACGCGCAACGACTCGCCCAGGGCCGGGCGTTCGCGTCAGCCAAGAGACGCGAGTTCCATCGGCTCGTGTCGAGGTACCACAACACGAAGTGCATTGCCTGCGGCGAAGCCATCCACATCGGCGAGGAGATCGCCTGGCATCCAATCGCCAAAGCGTGCCACGTCGCGTGCTTTCACGACGCGTTCGATTCCATGGAAGCGGAGTCTGGAGTCCTCAAGTGCAAGTGCGGGCACGCCGGGGCTCCGGTCGTCACTAGGTGCTTCGCCTCAAACGGTGCGCTGCAGCTTCGAGCTAACTGTGCCAAGTGCGGTGACTACATCAAGTTCGTTTCTCACGTCGAACCTTGGATCGGAATGGCAAAGGGAGAACCAACTTGATGCCCGCCGAAGTCAAGCAATTCGCCGCGATGCTCCCGTACGCCCTCGCCTACGCTCGCCGCGGGTGGCCGGTCTTCCCCCTGCACACCCCGATCGAAGGCGGAGGATGCAGCTGCGGGAAGCTGTGCGGCACGCCGGGGAAGCACCCTCGAACCAGGCGCGGATTCAAGGAAGCGACCACGGACGAAGAGACGATCCGTAACTGGTGGCGCCAATGGCCGCAGGCGAATATCGGCATCGCCACCGGAGAGACGAGCGGAATCCTCGCGGTCGACATCGATCCAAAGAACGGCGGGGCTGGGACATGGAGCCGAATCCAGACTGACAACGACATGGGGCCGCTCACCATCTCCGTCAATACCGGCTCCGGCGGGTGGCACCACTACTACCAACGCCCGAAGGACCGAGGCGTAGTCAAGTCGAAGGCCAACGCGATCAAGCCGGGCATCGACACACGCTGTGATGGTGGCTACGTCGTCGCTCCCCCGTCTCTCCATGTCTCCGGCGCCCGCTACTCCTTCCGTGAGGGCGCAGACCCCGCGGACGCAGACCTCCAGCCCTGCCCCCCGTGGCTCCTCGAGCTCCTCTATCCCCAGCCCGGGCCCACCCCGACACCGAAGCCGCTGCCTGGAACAACGAGCCCCGCCGACGGGTGGCTGCTCACTGCCTTCCGAGCAGCCAATTGGATCAGGCGAGAACTCGGCCCAGACCGGGTCGCCGTGCGCTGCCCGTGGGAGGAGACGCATTCCCATCCGGCCGGCAACAACGACTCCAGCACGGTGGTGTTTCGGCCCACCGCTGGGCGGTCGATGGGGCACTTCCACTGCTCCCACGCTCACTGCTCCGACCGGTCGTTGGATGAGGTCAAGACAGCGCTCCCCCCAGAGGCCGTCGCCGCGGCAAATACAGCCTACCCGCCGCGCGCAGAGGAACCAACCAGCGATCCCGAGCTCGAGTCCGGGCGTGACCCGAACTGGCAGGCAAACCTGAGCAGGAAGAGCAACGGCGACCTCCACCCAATCGTCAGCAATGCGATCGCCATCCTCACAAACGATGAACAGTGGCGGGGAGTCCTCGCGCACGATGCCTTCGCCTCCCGCTCGATCTTCCGCTCCTCTCCGCCCTGGTACGCCGACGACGCGCCGGCGCTCCCGCACACGGACCTGGAGGATGACGATGACGTTCGCTTGGTCTCTTGGATGGAGCGCCGATACTCCCTGCGCATCTCCCGTGAGACCGCTCACGCAGCCCTCGAGCTCGTGTGCCAGCGGCACGCCTTCCACCCGGTGCGCGACTACCTCCGAACGTGCAGGGACCTCTGGGATGGGAAGATGCGCCTCCCCACGTTCTCCCGAGACTACCTGGGCGCCACGGATTCCGACGCCCATTCCGCCGTGGCACCACTCCGCTGGTTCATATGTGCCGTCCGTCGAATCCACGAGCCTGGGTGCCAGGCCGATTCGATATTGGTCTTCGAAGGTGATCAGGGGCTTGGGAAAAGCAAGGGACTCCGAGCACTCTTCAGCGATCCATGGTTCGCCGATGACCTCGGCGACCCCGCCAACAAAGACAGCGCCGACGCTCTCCGCGGCAAATGGTGCGTGGAGATCGGGGAGCTGCGCTGGAGGAAATCGGACGAAGAGACGCGCAAGGCGTTCATCTCCCGGCGCGTCGACCACTACCGCCCAGCCTATGCCCGCAGGACCATCGACGTGCCCCGCCAGTGCGTGCTGGCAGCGTCGACCAACGAACACGACTGGCAGACCGACCCCACCGGTGCCCGTCGATACTGGGCGGTCCCCTGCGGCCGCATTGACGATGCCGCGATTGCTCGGGACCGCAACCAACTATGGGCGGAGGCGATGGTCAGATACGAGGCCGGGGAGCCGAGCTGGTTGCAGGACGACGAGGTCCCAGCTCAGGTGGCCGCGCTCAACCAACGGCGCGAGGTCGACCCATGGGAGCCGAAGATCATGGACTGGATGGTCCTGCGCACCGAGGTCACGATCGAGGAGCTGCTGACTCAGTGCCTCGGATTCCCAATCGAGAAGCAGTCGAACAACGAGGCGAGAAGGGCCGGGCGGGTTCTCCGCGCGAACGGGTGGAGGCCGATGCGGCAGGCAGGTCCGAGGGGCGCCAGGGTCAAGATCTGGGGCCGTGCAACCGAGCCTCCGGGTTCACCCAGGTGCACCTCAGGTGCACGGGAAAGCGAGAAAGCGCAATGAAACAAGACACTTGCGGCCCGTGCACCCGTGCACCCGGTGCACCCGGTGTTCCCTTAGAGGTGTCAGGCGCGGGTGCCCCCATCAACGCTCCTGAACCCAGAATTCAGTTTTCACCCTACTCCTCTATAGATAATACCAGGTGCACAGGTGCACAGAGGATAAGTGCAGGAATGCAAAGGGGAATCGGTGCACCCGAGGAATTCTAGGTCCGGGTGCACGCCGGGTGCACAGGTGCACGAAACCGTCCGGGCTCACGCCCTCGACCGCTCGCACCTCCGCGCCCGCCCGGTCCTCTGCCTGCAGGATCGGCTGATTTGCACCGCTTGTGGAGCCCTTTTCCCCTACCAGCAGGGGGAGCTCGAGGGGATTTGGGAGTGGTTGGCCGAACACAGGAGGCATGTCGATGAGACCTAAGACCGTCGCCGAGCGAATCGCTACCATCGCGGCACGCTGCCACCGCCGGAGGCTCATGGAGCCCGTCATTCAGCGGCACGGCGCCAGGTGTGCATGGCTCGGACGACTCGAACGAGCTCGGCTGAGGCGCGAGCAGCTCGAAGAGGAGCGGCCGCACTGGGAGCGGTTGATCCGGGAGCACCGCGGCAACGTCCGCCAGATCGCCTACGCCATCGGCTGCTGTGAGCCCGCCGCCCGCCGCGCCATCTGGGACCTTGGCCTCTGGCCGGATCTGGTTCGGGAGCGAGAGGCTGTCCGGGGAGAGGCAGCGTGATGGCTCAGCGCCGCCGAGCAACCCGTGCCAGGGCGCGTCCGGAGGGTGTCCCAGGTGTCCTGAGCCAACCGACCCCCACGGAGCCCAGGACGGGCCATCCCTGCCCCGGCACGGCGGGCAACGTTTGGTGCGGCTTGGACGTCTGGCGTTGCCGCGTCTGCGGGTCCGAGTTGTTGGCGTGCGAGTGGGACGGGGACCGATTCCGGCTGTGGAACGAGGAGCATGAGCGATGCCGATGACCACGATACTCAGGGAGGTGGACGCATGATCCGAATCACGACGAATCCAGACGGCACCATCGAATTGCACCTCGACACCCGAGCCGCCCGTGTCCTTGCCGGCGCACTGATTCGCTCCTGCCCAGACGGCGAGCAAGTCGTGGACATCGATCCCGAGGTGCGAGTGGTCGTGGAGAAGCAGGCATGAACTCCGACGACATCCTTGGTCTTGAATGGTACTTCGGCGGCTCGGCAGAGGCCGACCTCGGAGTCCGATCGGTGCAGGGAGGCTTCGAGGACGCGATGAACCGGATGGCAAAGTCGAGCTGCGCGAAGGATTGGTCCTGGTCCGACGCTGAGATGCCGACAAGGGAGACGCGGTCGACGATTTCGGCCAGCGACGACGCGATCGAGCGGCTTTACAACCGTCGGGCGAAGCTTGACCAAGCGCGCAAGATCTTCGCCCGCCTCCGACTCTTGACCCCCAGAGACCACGCCGTGCTCGAGCTGCACTTCGGCGACATCGTGCGGATCCAGTCCGTGTCGGTGTCGCTGCTCTGCGCCACGACTCCGGTGCAGGAGGCGGTGGCACGGGTCAATCAGCGCCGAGCTGCGAAGGAAGCAAAGGCGGGCCGACTCCCGCCCGAGCCGATCGGTGCCCGAGAGGCAGTGTTGCGGCTGCACACCTCGACGAGCACGGCGGAGCAGGAGCTGCTGGCCGAACTGGTCGGTGAGGCAGCGGGGATGTTGAGGGCTGCGGTGGAGGCGTACGAAGCCATGAAGGTCAAGTGACGTGGATTGCCGCAAAGCCGACATCGTTGACCTCTTCGCCGAGGCCCAAACCCTCGCCCCCGCCGCACCGGACGACCTCGACGTCGATCCGGAATGGCTGAGGTGCGACCGTAGGAGGCAGCGGGACAGGGAGCGAAAACAGGCCAATCGGGACGCCCAGGCAATCCTCGACGAGCTGCTGGTGCGGCCCTGTGCCTGCGGATGCGGTCGACACGTCCACGGGCGGCATCGGTACACCACGGAGTGCGGCGAGAGGATTCGATCGGAGAGGGATCGGACGAGGAAGGCAGAGCAGCGGGCCGAGGCGCTCCGGATGATTCGAGAGGCGGAGGGCATTGCCGAACGGGAGTGCCCGGTGTGCGGAGTCGTGTTCCCCGTCGAGCTTCATGCTCCGGGCAGGCCGAGGGAGTATTGCGGGATCGGATGCAAGGCGCTTGCTGCGTGGAGAGCGTGGCGGGCGAGGAGGAAGGGATGACGAACGAAGAAGAGATTACGAGGCTTCGAGGTGCAGTGCTGGTCCTCATCGGGGCGGTTGCCAGCATGACGATGCCGAGGCCCAGGGGGATGCACCCTGCGGCGATATCCGAGGACGACGCTGCCGTGACCAAATGCGCGAAGCTGGACCAGATCATTGTCGGCGGCGAGTCGGGTCGAGGTGCCAGGACGTGTGAAGTCAAGTGGCTCCGGTCAATCCGTGCCCAGTGCGGTCTGACTGAGGTGCCGTGCTTCATCAAACAGCTTGGCAGCAACTACTACGAGCCACTGTACGATGACTTCGAGCGTAGGCTTCGCGATCGCTCTGGTGCCGACCCGGCGGAATGGCCCGAAGACCTGAGAGTGCGCGAACTGGCGTGGGCGATGAAATGACGAAGCTGTATCAGCGAGAGTACATTCGGATCCCGATCGGGGTTCGCAGAGTGGCCGGGATCCCGGTGCACGACTACGTGGACGTGGCGGCGGTCGTGGTCGAGTTCACCCAACGAACGATGACACTCAAGATCGAGCCTGGGGAGATGTTCGCTGGGAGGCTTGTAAAAGTCGTCAACGGGCAGATCGATGCAGGTCCGATATGCAGGTGCGGGCACCCGGAGTGGCACCACGCGAACAACGATGGGCGGGCGTGTGAAATCAACGGATGCGCGTGCAAGCGTTTCGAGCCCGACCGCTAATCTAAACCCTGTCCGCACCCAAGCGTCCACCCCTGTAGGTAGGGAGTGCTCGCCCTGGGAGAGGGGTAGGGGTGAGGGTAGCCGGACGGGCGAAGCCCGGACGGAGTAACTCGCGATTCAGCGAAGCTGAGAGATTCGGTCCAAGGTCATCGCATGGATCGAACGCGCAGGCACACGCGGTGCTTCGAGGCCTTCGGACGAGGCGGTCTGCGCAGCTTCGTCTGAGGACCTCGGCGCATCGTCCTCCCCTGGCCGTGCCACGCCGGCCAAGACCGCGCGGACTTCCTCCCCGCTCGGAGCGTGGCGATTGAAAACATGGCACGCACATTCCCATACGACCGGGCTGCCAGAGCACTCGCTGAGGCTGCTGTGTTTGGGGATGCCACCGCCACAGAGCGACACGGGATATCGCTGCGAACACTGCAGCGATGGCGCGAACAGCTCGGAAACGACGACAAGCTGGCGCAATGTGTCGCTGAGAAAAGGCGGTCTCTCGACGAGCAGTGGGCCGAGGACCTGGTCCCGGCAATTCGCGCGTCCATCGACTTCATCAAGCGTGCGGCGCAGGAGGCCACGCTCGCCGATCCCAACATGGTCCACAGCATCGTCGGCGGGTTCAAGATCCTAACCGACGTGGCAATCGCCCAGAAGATCCTCGATGAACGGCTCGCTCGCCAACGTGGACCGGTGGATGCGGTTCGTGGACCGGTGGCTTCCGGAGGAGAAGAGCCAGGGTCCGAGCGTTGACGCATTCGCCGAGTACTTCGACGACCCGGTAGGATTCTGTCGAGAGATCCTGGGTGTTGGACTCTGGAGCGGGCAGGTCCGCATTCTGCTTGCCGTCCTGCGATCAGACTCGGTTGCTGTTCGGTCGGGGCACAAGGTGGGCAAGACCACGGTGGTCGCGGCATTGGCCCTGTGGTGGGCCTGCACCAGACCCACGGCCCTCGTCCTGCTGACGTCGAGCTCCTACACACAGGTGGAAGAGCAGCTCTGGCCAATGGTCCGCAAGCTCTACCAGCAGGCGGCAAGGCGGGGACACCCGCTCGGAGGTCGCATCAACCAGTCGGCTGAAGGCGGCATTCGGTGGGCAGATGGCCGACGCATGTTTGGCCTGTCTACGGACAAGCCGGAGCGCATGGGCGGCTATTCCGGTTCCGAGCTCCTGGTCATTGCCGACGAGGCGTCCGGCATTCAGGAGTCCATCTTCGAGGCCGTCGAGGGCAACATGGCCGGCGGCGCCACGAAGGTGCTCGTTGGCAACCCAACGCAGCTTGGTGGGACGTTCTACGACGCGTTCCACGACCAGGCCGACCTGTGGGAGACGCTGCACATCAGCAGCGAAGAGACGCCAAACGTCATTGACGGGCGCATGGTCATCCCAGGCCTGGCGACGCGCGAGTGGGTTGAGCGATGCAAGATCGCCTGGGGCGAGGACGACCCACGCTATCAGGTCCGCGTTCGAGGCAATTTCCCAGGACAGGCCGCGAACAGCGTTATCGGGCTGACAACCGTCGAAGAGGCAATCGGGCGTTGGAAAGATGCGCTGGGCGAAGGTCTCTTGGAGATTGGTGTCGACGTCGCCCGATTCGGGGATGACAACTCTGTCATCATCGCGCGTCGAGGTCTGAAGGCGTTCGAACCCGTCGTTGTCCACGGGCAGAACGGCGTCCAGGTGGCCGGCGAAACCGTCAAGCTCATAACGTTGCTTCGTCAGCCTGGTGAGCGTCCAAAGGTCAAGGTCGACGGCATCGGCGTGGGTACAAGCGTTGTCGACCAGCTCGGTGTGTACCTCGAGGGCGAGGGGCACGAGGACGAGTTCGATCTTGTGGACGTGAACGTTGGTGCAGCCGCAGAAGACGCACAGTACGTCAATCTCAGATCGCAGATATGGTTTGGGGCGTGTGATTGGCTGAAGAGCGGCGGGGCCATCCCGAACGACAAGGGTCTGAAGTCCGAGCTGATCGCACCGACGTACAGCTTTGACTCCAGGGCCCGACAAGCGGTCGAGGGCAAGGCGGACATGAAGAAGCGGCTGAAGAGATCGCCGGACTCCGCCGACGCGCTCTGTCTGTCAATCTACTCACCACCGATTGTGCACGTAGTAAAGAACTCTCCAGCGGTGAAGATTACGCGGCATTCGCAACTCGAAGACTCAGGATACTGATGGCAATCATCCCCCAGCAGCTGATCAAGTGGGCACTCGACGAGAAGTACCCCTATCACTGGGGCGCGATGATGACCATTGCGGTCGTCACCTCCCGGCTGCGTGAGTGTGAGAAGGGCAATCGGGCACAGTGGGTCGACATGCTGTCCGAGCTGCGAGAGGCAGACGGACACGCGCACGCCGTGTTGTGCAAGCGATTCACGAAGGTCTCCTCAACACCGTGGGAGATCGTCCCCGCCAAGGTCGAAGGCGAAGCTGAGCGGGCCAACGCGGAGTTGATCGCGAGCTTCGTCACCGTCGCGATCGAACGGATCCCGCGTTGGAAGCAGCACGTGCATGGGCTGTGCTGGGCTGGGTTCTCCGGCGCAAGCGCTCGTGAGATCATGTGGCGCAAGGACCCCGACGGCGTCTTCGTGGACAAGCTCCTACTCGTTCACTCGAGGCGCATCGGATACGGCGACGACTTCGTTCCGTACATCACGAACGGGTCATTCCTCGCTGAGTCGCTGAAGCCCTCCGACTACCCGGGCAAGTTCATCCTGAACATCGTAGCCACTGCAGATGAGTCGCCGACGCGCACCGGGCTTGGTCGCGTTCTGGCCTACTGGATGGCATTCAAACGCTTCGACAACCGCGAGTCGATGAACTACATCGAGCGGTTCGGCAAGCCCTTCCCGATCGCCAAGTGGAAGACGGGGCGCGCCGACTCTGGCGTTGCCACCGAGGAGGAGCAGGACAGCGCGAAGGAGCTCGTGCAGGACGTCGGGCGTGGCTCGCAGCCCGGATGGGCTGGCCCCGACACGATCGACTTCAACCTCGTCGGCCCCACCGGCTCATCGTCCGGCGGCTCGGGCGAGAACGTCCCGCACAAGTGGCACATCGAGCTTTGCAACTCGGAGATCTCCAAGATCGTGGCCGGCGGCGACCTCAGCACGGAGTCGCAAGCGTCGGGCTCGAGGGCCCTCGGCGACTCGCAGTCCGATGATGCCGAGTCGCTACACATCGACGACGCGGGCCAGCTTGACGAGACCATCACGAACGACCTCGTGAAGTGGATCGTGCTCTACAACTTCGGCCCCGACGCTGCGCGTAAGTGGTGCCCCAGGTATCACACGATCGTTGAGAAGGGCGAAGACACCAAGCTTGCCGCGGAAGTGCTCGACCTGGCCCACAACAAGCTGGGACTGAGCATCGGCACGGACTTCGCTCACCAGAAGCTGTCGATTCCGAAGCCGGCTGAAGACGAGGAAGTGCTCGACGAGCCAGAGCCTCAGGCTGTTTCTGTCCCCGTGCCGCTTGCCGCAAAAGACGAAGACGAAGACGACGAAGAAGCCAGCGCGGCCGAAAAGCCGACGACGGAGTAATCCATGACCGCTACCACGTTTCCGACGACTCTCGACACCTTCGCTCAGCAGCCCTCCACGGACGAGGAGCGGGACAAGATCGCCACCGCCGTCTCGGCCATCGAGGCGAAGCTCGGCACGGGCGCAACCACGATCTCCACCACGATGGCGTCCCTCGACACCCGGCTGTCCGCGGATGAGTCGGTCGGCGAACTGTCCAGCGCAGCCGTCTACACCTCGCTCACCACGAGGGTCAGCACCGAGGAATCGACTCGCACGCTGGCGGACACCTCGCTCACCACGCTCGCGAGCACCAACCTCTCGACCTCGACCTCGGCCGAAGCCTCTCTCACCAGCAGGGTGAGCACCGAGGAGAGCACGAGCGCCAGCGGAGACGCCTCCCTCGTGGTCGTCCTGAGCACGGCCAACTCGGTCCGAGCATCTTCGGACGTTTCCCTTACCACACGGGTCAGCACGGAGGAGAGCACTCGTGCGAGCTCGGACGCCTCTCTCGTGGTCGTGGACAGTGCAGTGCTCTCGACCGCCGCAAGCGCGACAGCGTCGCTCGTCGTGGTCACGAGCACCAACCTTTCGACCCGAACGAGTGCGGACGCATCGCTCGCCGTCATCGACAGCACGAACCTGTCGACGCTCACGAGCTCGGTGGTCTCGCTCACCACGCGGCTCAGCACCGAGGAATCGAAGCTTTCCAGTCACATCGTCGCGGGCCACTGATGCAAGACCGCCCCACCGTCGGATTGACCTTCTTCCTTCGCAAGGAAGAATCGATCTGGAACAACGGAGCAGCGCAGAACTGCGTTTTCCTGCTGCGCATGCTCCGCGAGTCCGGCATGGTGGGGCGCGTGCTCGCGCTCAACGGTGGAGAGGCGCAGAAGCCTGACCGAGCGCTCATGCTCGACGGGCTCGGCATCGAGTTCGTCCCGATCGCAGAGGCGATTGACCAGGTGGACGTGCTCATCGAGGCAGCAGCCCAGGTCAGCGCGGAGCACGTCGAGAAGGTGCATGCTCGGGGCGGCAAGGCTGTCGCGTTTCGGTTCGGGAATGCCTACGCGATTGAGACGGAGCGGGCCATCCACGACAAGAAGGCCGGCGCGATCATCAACGGGGCAAGGTTCGATGAGGTGTGGACGAATCCTCAGCACGTCAACACGTGTGCCTCGTACTGGGAGGCTGTGTTCCGATGCCCGGTCCGCGTGCTCCCCCACGTGTGGATGCCGACCTTCGTCAACAAGGCTGTGTCGGAGTTCCCCGAGGGGCTCGCGTTCGGGTACCAGCCTGGGCGCACTGCGAAACGGATCGGAACCTTCGAGCCGAACATCAACATCGTCAAGACAGCAATCGTCCCGCTCCTCGCCTGCGAGCTTTTCTACCGCAGGCACCCGGAGTTGGTGGGCGACGTCTACATCACGAACTCGCTCCACCTGAAGGAGCACCTCACGTTCCAGTCGATGGCAAGCCACCTCGACATCGTGCGGGCGCACGTTGCCTCGTTCGAGGGGCGATTCAATACCCCGTTTTTCATGGCCCGGTACTGCGATGTGATGCTCGCGCACCAGTGGGAGAACGGTCTGAACTACGCCTACTACGACGCTCTGCACGGCGGGTATCCGCTCGTGCACAACTCCCCGATGCTGCCCGATGGCGTTGGGTATCGCTACGATGGATTCGATGCGCATGACGCTGCAGCAGTGCTCCAGCACGTGGCACAGTACCACGACGCGCAGCACGAGGACTACGAGCGGCGGGCCTCCCGGTTCCTCTGCCACGAAGTGAACGCGCTCGCTCCGAGGAACATTGCCGCCTACGAGCAAGCGCTGGTCGACCTGGTCGAGGCCCGCGCGGCAGCCTGACCCATGACCGCATCGGCACTTCGAAGCGTCGCTGAGGGCAACGCGGAGAAGCTGTCCGAGGCGATTGACGGATTCGCGCTCAAGGCCCTCAGCGTCTACACGGAGCTCGCCGAGCGGGCACTCGAGCCGGGTGTCGGCAAGGCCCTCGCCTCCGGCATCCACACCGTGCTCGAGGAGGCCAGGCGCTGGGGTCACGTGGCCGGCGCTGGCGATGTGCTCGACGAGCTAAAGGCGATCGCTCCCAAGGCCCGGCTCAACCTCAGCGCGTCGGGCCCACCTACGCGGAGCACGGTCGACGGCTACGTGCAGAGCGCGGTTGAGGAAGCGGTGTCGAAGGCGCAAGCCGCGGCAGACTCGGACTTCGGGCAGGCCTTCATCGACGCGTCCTATCGTGCAGTGGTCCTCACCGAGGATCAGGTGGTGCGTGAGTACGAGCGGTCGAAGACTGCAGCGTACAACGACCTCGAGCGACTCGATGACAACCCGGACCGCGGGTTCCTCGTAGCTCGGGACGCCGGGCAGCTTCGGAGCGTCCGAGCGGACTCCGCTGTTGCCATGGTGGCGAAGCGTCGGAGCGAGGTCAACGACGCACGGACCTGCAACGTGTGCAGGCAAGAGGACGGGCAGCTCCGGCTACTCGGACAGACCTTCACGGCACCGATCCCCGCGCACCCGAGGTGCCGAGGGATTAGCCATCTGTGGGCCGTCGGATGGCCCTGGGAAGACGAAAGCAAGAAGACGATGAGCGACATTCTCACACGGTGGGTATCGACGATCGATATCCGAGCGGTGCAGATCGACGAGGCCGCGCGGACGATCCGAAACGTGGTCGTGAGCGATGAGAGCGTCGACTCGCATGACTCGATCATCCGCACCGCGGGCTGGGACTTTGCCAGGTACGCGAAGAACCCTGTCCTTCTGTGGGCGCACAGTGGAGCGCGAAGGCTCGAAGCCCCCGACCCCGAGGACGTGCTGGGACAAGCGCAGAACGTGCGAGTCGACGGCACGAGGGTGCTCGCGGACTTCGTCTTCTTCAAGAAGGGCCTCAATCCTCGGGCCGACCTGGTCTTCGACGAGATGGTCGAGGGCGGATTGAGAGGTGTCTCGGTCGGCTTCAAGGAGCGTGAGTATCACTTCGAGAAGCGGGACGGCGGAGGCGAGATCCTGATCATCGACTCTGCGATGCTGGTCGAGATCAGCGTTCTGCCCGTTGGCAGCAACGAGAACGCGTTGGCAAGGGCATTCAGAGCCGCGCAGTGCGGCTCGGACACGGAGAACAACATGAGTACGAAGCAAACGGAAGTGGCTCAGGCTGCAACCGTCGCGCTACCGCCGGAGCTTGCATCCGTGACCGGAGCCGCGACCATCGAGGCTGCTGTGCGGAAGTACGAAGAGCAAGCACAGCACGTCGCCGAGCTCGAGCTCAAACTCGACAAGGTGACCAAGGACGCCGAGGCCGCGACCACGCGAGCCGTTGCGGCGGAGAAGACGATCGCTGATCGCATCGAGGCCGAGACCGTGGCCGAGGTCGACGCGCTGATCAAGGTCGGCCGCATCTCCGAGGAAAAGCGCACCTTCGCGCTCAACCTCGCTCGCAAGGACTTCGAGGCGTTTCGGGGCCTGTACCCGGTGGAGCCCGTCGCTCCGCTCGCTCCGATGCTTCGACAGATCACGAAGGAAACGCCCGCCGAGACGCAGGTTCAGACGCAGGTCGAAAACCCGATCGTCAAGCGTGCAGCGGAGCTCATCGCCGGGGGCGCCGAGTACACCGCAGCCTGGAATCAGGCCATCAAGGAAAGTCACAACGCGGCCGTCTGAGCCGCATGAGGAGAAGTCACCATGGCTCAGTACGCTGAAGTCGCGCTCCCGGGATTCGAGTCCCGGACGCTCCAGACCGTGTTCAACAACGCAGCGACGGAGATCCCCGACAAGACCGCCGTGCTGTACGAGACCGTGAGCGGCTACGAGCACGCGGTGGTCATTCCGACCGCCAGCGCCGGCGTCGCTCGAACCGCGGGCATCACAGTCGGCGCGATTGCCGCTGGCGCCTATGGCGTCATCTGCGTCAAGGGCCCCGCGCTGGCGATTGCCGGCGGCGCCCTCGCCACCGGCGATCACGTCATGATCTCCGACACCACCGCGCACATGGGCGAGGCCAAGGCCATCGTCACGAGCGCAACGAGTGAGTCGCTCGGACACACGCTCACCGCGGCAGCCGCGCAGGGCGACACGTTCGTGGTCGACGTCCACCCCGACATCATCACCAAGGCCGCGAGCTGAGCCTAGGAGCTGAAGACATGGAAGCAAGAATCGTCAAGGTGAGCGGGCCGAACGGTGAGGTGTTCGAGCTCGACATGACCAACGAGACCGTCCGCGGCCCTGGTGGCTGGAAGGTCGACACGCGCACGCTCGCGCAGAGCGACGTCCACGTCGCAGCCGCGCTGCCCAACTTCGCCGCCGGCTTCGGTCGCAATCAGGACCAGGCCATTGCGGACATCATCTGTCCGCCCGTGCTGGTCGGCAAGCCCTCCGGCAAGTACCACGAGTGGTCTTCGAATGACCTCTTCAACTCCGTCACCGACGACGAGGTCTCGGGCGACGCGGAGATCAAGACGGTCAGTCCCACGCTGTCGCAGGGGACCTACTCCTGCGTCGACCGCGGGCTCGCGAGCTTCGTCAACAACAACATCGTGATGGCTGCCGACGCCTCGATCGATCCGGCCATGGCATCGGTCCGTCGCGTGCTCAACGCGATGGGAATCCGTCGCGAGATTCGGACCTCGGCGCTCGCTCTCGACAACGCCACCACGTTCCTGAGCTACAAGACCACGCTCGGCGCGACGGCTAAGTGGAACGGCGGCTCTGCGTCCGACCCGGTCGCGAACATCTTCACCGCGATGGAGACGATGTACAAGCCGTGCACGCACATCGGCATGAGCGAGCGCACCTGGCACTCGATGATCCTGAACCCCCAGGTCCAGAAGCTCTCGATGTACAAGGAGGCCCCGACGATTGCCAACCCGGCGGAGATCGCGGCTCGCCTCGGGCTCGAGGGCGTCAAGTTCGTCATCGGTCGGATGAAGCACAAGAGTCCGACCGCCGGCACCATCGGGTACACCTGGGGCAACGACACCATCTGTCTGCACATCCCGCCCGGTGCGGACTCGGACGAGGAAGAGATTCCCACCATTCGCACCTTCCGCTGGGCCGCTCCCGGGTCCGTGCAGGGCTGGGAAGTGCGTGAGTGGGACGTGCCAGGCAAGGGCCAGCGCGGCGGCCGCATGATCGCGGTCGTGACGAGCGAGGTCCAGCAGGCCGTGTCGGCTGCGACGGGCCACCTCATCGTCGGAGCCTACCAGTGAACGAGCAGCAGAAAAGGGAGCTGGCGAAGACGCGCCCGGCTCCTCCTGCGCCTGCTCGCAAGCTGGTGGCGACAAGTCGCGTCTTCTACTCCTCAGCGACCAAGGGGCCGACGCTGGCGCAAGCCGGCGACGAGATCGATCCGGTCGATGCGGACTTCAATCGGTTGCTCGATCTCGGGCTGGTCGAGGAGACCTGAATGGCATTCTGCACGCAAGCAGATGTGGTCGAGGAAGTCGGGACGACGCTGGTTGCACAGCTCTGCTCAGACGGGGCAGGCGGAATCAGCTCCACGCTCGTTACCGGCCGCATCGCCCGTGCAGATGCCGACATCAACTCAGTACTCGGTCCGCAATTCAACCTCGACGACGTGGCGGCATCGGTAGCCACCATCATCAAGTACTGCTCCGTGGACATCGCGGTCTACTACATGTACGAGCGCAAGCCTGAGTTTCGCCGCGGTACCGCTGAGGGGAAGAACCCTGAGCAGGGCCGCTACGACCGGGCGATGGGCACGATCAGGGAGATCAAGTCCGGCGCTCGGGACATGGGCCGCGAGACGGCGCCAACGACGTCCACGGCAGGCGCAGGCGGCACCGTCTACGCCTCGACCCAGCGATTCATTCTCGAGGAAGACGAGGCCTCCGACGGCCCGTGCGGGGGCTACTGATGCGCATCGTCATCGACGGCAGGCAGACGGCCAATGACCTCCACGGTCTGCGGCGTGAGATGTCTGGCGCCGTGGCGCGTGAATGGGACCGGCTCGCCGATGAGGGCGCGGACTTCATGCGCGGAACTGGGTCGCAGGGCCGGTTCTTCAATCGTACCGGTCGACTTCGGTCCTCGATGCGTGGCCGGGCCACCAACTCTCGCATGTTCAATTTCTTCGCGAAGATCGAAGCGACTGCGCCCTACTCGCTCTTCGTCGACGAGGGCACTCGCGCCCACGTCATCGTTCCGCGCAACGCCCCTCGCCTGGTCTTCTTCTGGGCGAGGGTGAATCGGTGGGTGTACGCGAAGAAGGTGAAGCACCCCGGCACCACCGGGCGCTTCTTCAGCAGGCGCACCCAGCGCGCGTTCATTCGGCCCTTCCACGACCGATCCCAGGCCGCGATTGACAAGGTGGCTGGTCGATCATGAGCCGGACCAAGGCCCTCTACGGCAACGCGGCAATCCCGCCCGCCACGGGGGCCGCGGCAGCGTCTCTGCTCCCGACATGTGACTCAGCCCTCTCCGGACTCGCAAGCGTCTTCCAGGCCGCTTTACGGGCCAAGCTCGATGCAGCCTGGCGGGCTGCCGCGCAGTCGTTCGGATCCGAGGAGGGGAACCACGTAGTCAACTCGACCGTGGTGCTCGCTGACCCGGACATCTCCGATGAGGCGCGGCTCACCTGGACCTGGCCCGTGCTGGTCATGTGGCGGGTGAACGACAGATTCGCGGACCGCACGCTCGTCTACGATGGGCAGGAGTCGGAGGTGGCGATGGTGTACGCGCTTCCCCCGCTGAGCAAGGAGTTTGCCGACCGGCTCGGGCATGTCCGCAAGGCCGTTGTCCGCACGCTCCGCGCGGTCATCGAGCAACAGGGAGACGCATCCTACGATGCAGAGGACAACTTCCTCGAGGACCTTGGGATCGAAGCTCTCACCCTCACCGAAGCGACCTACGGAGCAGCCTTCGATGATGCCGGCCTGAATCAGGTACACCTGGGCGTCGACATGACGCTGATTCTGAAAGAGTGCGAGGAGCCCTACACGGCAGACCTCGTCGACACCACGAGTATCACAGCCAACATCGCGTTCGCCGACGACTCGGGAGACCTCGAGCACGTCGTGGACCTGGACGTCGATCCGACGGAGTGACCCACAATGAAGATGATGCAAGTGCTCGCCGTCCCCGGCGTGGCGGTGCTGGACTATGCCTTTGCCAAGGCACATGGCCGGTTCCGCCTCACCGGGCGCAAGCTGATCGAGGTCAAGGAACCGGAGCTTCGCGCCGCTGCAGCCGAAGGCTCTGATGCGTATGTGGGCCCGACGGGCGAGCTTGCTCTGCCGAAGGACATCGCCCATTGCGACGTGGTGCGCCAGCGGCGTCCGGTGGATCTCGGCGACGTCTACTACGTCGAGGCGTGGATGCTCCAGACCGAACCCACCAACGTCCCGGCGATGGGCGAGGCTGGCGGGTACTACATGAAGCGCGTCCGCGAGGGTGGGCTTCTGGCTGCCAACAAGGAGACCGCCGATCTGTGCGGCGTGAAGTTCGTGGCGCCCACCCAGGGTAAGCCCGCGAAGAAGGGCGGTGAGTGATGGGTTCTCTCGCGCTTTCCCTCACTGGCGTTGCGTCCAACTGGCTTGTGCCGCAATCGCTCATCCAGGTTTCGTTTGCCCAAGGTGTTCTGCTCGGAGACCCCAGCACCCCGAAGGTGCTCATCATGGGCGTCAAGTCGAGCGCGGGTTCGGCGACGGCTGACACGCAGGTATACGGGCCGGAGTACACCTCGGACGAGGCGAGCGTGATTGCTCTCTTCGGCACCGGATCTGCGCCTCACCGGGCGTGGAAGCGGTTCACGAAGTTCTGCCGCACCGCTCCCATCTACATGCTGGCTGTGACGGAGTCCGCCGGCGTGCAGGCCTCGGGTACCATCACCTTTGCCACTGCCGCCACCGCGGCCGGGTCGGTCAAGTACACCGTCTGCGGCGAACTCATCGAGGTCGCGTTCCAGTCGGGGGCTGCGTTCGACACGGGGATCGCCGAGGACTTCAAGCTTGCGATCAACGCGAAGACGCACCTTCCGATCACGGCGGCTCGCACCGACGGAGTTGTCACCGTCACCTACCGGACAAAGGGCACGATCGGCAACTGGGTCAGGCACCGAGCGACCATCACCGCGGGGGCTGGGACCACGGTAGCGGTCAACGCGGCTACGCTCGCCAGCGGTGCAACGGACGAGGTCTACACGACCGCGCTCGCGACGATCCTCGCCACGAAGTACGACTACATCGTTCCCTGCATCTCCCCGACGGCGACCAGCAACGCCGCGGTGGCCCTCTTCGATGCGCAACTCACCACGCAGGCCTACGCGACGAGCGGCATCAGGCAGCAGTTCATCGGTGCGACGGCGGCGTCGCTGTCGAACATGTCGACCTACGTGGTGGCCTACAACAACCCGCGCATGCAGTTCGTTTGGCAGGAGAACAGTGAGTTCGAGCCCTACGAGCTCGCCGCCGAGTTCGCCGCGATCCGGTACAACTACGAGACGGGCGCCGACCCAGGCGTGAGCTACGACGGATACGGTTCAGGCATCCAGGATGCGTGGGACGTCCCAGCGCAGTACTCGACCGCTGACCGGCCCACCGCGGTGGAGATCAACACCGCTCTTGGCGTGGGCGCTACTCCCATCGCCACCGACGCAGCCGGGAATACCTACCTCGTGATGAGCTGCACCGCAGCCGGCGCAGACCCGAGGATCAGGGACACGGCGAAGGTCACCGTGAGCGACGCGTTCGCGGCAGACCTCGAAGCCCGTGCGTCGTGGTGGGCGAGGAGCAAGCTGGCCGACGACGAGGCAGACGGCGCCAAGCCGTACCCGACGAACGTGCTCACCCCGACCCGGCTCAAGGACCTCACGATCGTCCCGCTCCTGCGCGACTACCGAGACGCGTCGCTGCTGGTCAATGTCGACGGGACTGCCGGGTCCATCGCCGCTACGGCCACAGGCATCGATCCGACCGTGACGACGCGCATCAACGCACGGATTCCGATCGAGGTCACGCCGCTCAACCACCAGATGCAATTCCTGATCAACGAAGTCTCCTCGGGCTGAGGAAAGGGCTGAACCATGGCACTCCAGAAGTACGCAAACGGGAAGATGTTCCTGTTCAACGAGGATGGAGCCGGTGGTCTGGTCGCCCAGGCCGTGAGCTTCTCGATCGACTACGCAACAAACGACACAGCCGCAGTCACGCTCGCCGATGGCTTCTCTGGCATTCAGCCGGGGGCCGAGACCACGAACGTGAGCGTGGAGAACCTGATTCCACGCACCGGGATCGAGTTCGACTACTTCACATGGGCGCAGCAGCGCAAGGTCATGGAGCTGACCGGCTACATGGGAGCGAGCAAGGTCACCGTGAAGGGCTTCATCTCGGGCGTCGGAGCGAACGTCGCCCTTGGTGACGTCAAGGCCACATTCCAGCTCATGGCTGGCACCCCGGAGATGGGATAGCACATGGGCTTCGACCCGCTGGCAAAGGGCAAGGCGGCGTCTCCACTTCCCAAGGACGTGGAGCCCGCCAAGCTTTTTCTTGCACTGCTCGACAGCGCCAGGCCTCACGAGCGCCTTCCGTGGGTGCGGCACGGCGACGACGGGAAACCCCTCGGGCACTTCGTCTGCCAGGTGCTCACGCAGCAAGAGATCGACCGCTGCAAGGGAGACGCGGAGAAGTACACGCGGCGCACCCTGGGAGAGGTCAATGACGGCGACAAGGACGCGGTCAAGGCCGTCAACCAGGAGGCGTGGCGAGGCATCTACAATTCAGCCCTCATGGTCGAGCTCCTCGGCTACGCCTGCCGCGACGAGGACGACGTTCGCAAGCCGCTGTTTCGAGACCCAGACGACATCCGAAAGCACCTCAGCGGCGACGAAATCACGCAGCTCTACGACGGATACGAGACGCTGCAATTCCGGCGTGGGCCATTGTTCCGACTGCTCACCGACGACGAGATTGAGTGGTGGGTGGAAGCCCTCAAGGAGGGAGCGGAGCACGTCCCTTTCGGGCAACTCTCGCACGGTCAGTGCGTGCAGCTGATCGTTTCTTTGGCAGGCCGGTTGTCGACCTTTATGACTGGCAGATCCTCGCCTGGTTCGGAATCTGCCGATGGATCGAGTTCGACGACAAGCGACGAGGGGGCAAGTAGCTGATGGCAGTCGCCCCGGTCCGCGTGCGCTTCGTGAGCGACGGTGGCAGAGACGTTCTGCATGCGTTCGACTCGCTCGAGAAGCGTGCGCGCGACGTGGCGAACGTGCAGATCCGGGAGGCGCAGAGGTCCGCAACAGCATCGAACCAGGCCGCTCGCCGAGCGTCCGCACACGGGGCCGGCCCGTACCGCGGGCGCTCGGTAGCAGACGATGAGACCCGCCTTGCACGAGCGAAGGAGAAGCAGGCCTCTCGGATGGACAAGATCCGGGAGCGAAGCGCTTTGATGGCGGGGAAGTACGCCAAGCAGGCCGCGGACGCTGAGATTCGAGAGGCGAACAGGGCTGCGAGGGAGACGGCGAAGGCCGCAGCGCTGGCATCGAAGCAGCGCAGGCAGACCATCATGAGCGCTGGCGGGGCAATCGCGCGAGCTGGTCGGGGCACGCTCAGCACGGTAGGCGGCCTTGCGGCTGGCGTCGGCGCTACGGCTGGCACCTACGCGATCGGCTCGGCGGTCATGAGCGCGATGAGCCTGGAAGAGAAGGCCGCTCTGCTCGCGAACAACGCGTCAATGGGCGGCATCGCACCGGACCAGAACAAGCTGATGGCCGATGCCCGAGGCGTCGCCACCACGACCGGATACAAGGCAGAGGACGTGATGGATGCGATGAGCACCGTCGCTGCGAAGGCAGAGGGCGGCGTCGGGCTCGCTGCGTTCACGAAGGACCTCGACGACGTGGCACGCACGGCGAAGGCTGCAGGCGTGTCGATGGAGGACATGGGCAGCGTCTACGCAGCAGCGTTCAAGGCCGGGGTCAAACCAGGCGAAGAGATGCAGCAGCTCATGCGCGACCTTGTCCAGCAGGGCAAGTCCGGCTCGATCGAGTTCTCGGACCTCGCATCCGAGCTCGCCAGGTTGGGCGGCGCTGGGCGCAAGTTCGGTAACGGCGCAGACATGCTTCGCAAGGTGAGCGGCTGGGCGCAGCTCGCCGTCGAGTCGAAGGTCTCAAAGGAGGAGTCGAGGACCGCCGTGGTTGACATGCTGCGCGAGTTCACCCAGTCCGAGAAGATCGTTGGGATGAAGCAACTCGGCGTGACCGTCACCAAGGGAAACAAGCTCAACGACCCGGCTGAGATCATGGCTGACATGATCTCCGGGATCGAGAGTGGCAAGAAGTTCGGCGGGACCCGTGGCGGCAAGAAGTACGGTGGGAAAGACGACGCATCGAAGCTGGGCGCCTACGGCTACATGTTCACCGGCGCGTCGAACGATCTCGCTCTCGGGCTTCGGGATACCTTCCTTGGCGCCGGGGGCGGGGACGCCGGGAAGAAGGCTGTGCTCGAGCGCATCCGGTCCGCTGAGGGCAAGTCCGGGACGTTCTCGGAGTCCGCGCGCGACAAGGACTACGAGCGAGTGATGGGCACGACCAAGGCGAAGGTCGACCAGTCGATCGAGAAGTTCAAGGCTGAAATCTCGCTGCTCCTGCCGGAGTTCGCGAAGCTGCTCCCCGACATCCTCCGGCTCTCGCAGGGCTTCGCCAAGCTCGCCGTGTGGGTGAGCAAGAATCCGTTCGAGGGGCTCGGCGTCTTGTTCGGTGCGAAGCTCGCCGCTGAGGTCGGGAAGGCAGCGATTCCGGGCATCATGGAGCGCGGGCTCAAGGCCGCAATGGAAGCAACCCTCACCGGCGGCGTCTGGAACGTCAAGAACATGCAGGCGCTGGGTGCCATTGCGCTTGCCGCGACTGCTGTGTACATCGGCGGCACAAACATCATGGACGATGTGGACAAGGAGGGCGGCAAGGCAGGTGAGGAGCGGTTTGCCGCGTTCATCAAGGGTGGCAACCTTCTCTCGCGAATCAAAGCCCAAGGCGGTAAAGCCACGGAAGAGCAAAGGGTGGAGGCCAAAGGGCTGATCGGTGGCATTGACAAGAAGACGTCAATCGGCAGCTCGTACGTCGGCGGTGTAGGTGGCGACGTGGTCGACACATTGCTTTCCGCGGACATCACCGGCGCAGGAATGATGTTAAAGGTGCTCTACAATTCAGCAGAGAAGTCGTCCGCCAGTCTCGCCGGGAACGCGGAAGAGGCGACTCGGATGAAGGCCGCCCTGGCTGCTGTCGCAGAGGCGGGGGACAAGGCCGCGGCGAGCCTGAACAGCGTCGGTGGCGGTGGAACGGACAAGAACAAGCCACCAAGAAATACACCAATCTCGAACCGCTGACCCCATGCCCAACCTCGGACCACGCCATCCGTACGACACGCTCGGTACACTGCTGCCGCTGTCATGGCGCGGTATCGAGATTCCGTGCTACGACACCGGCCTGGACGTCTCTCACCGGCTCACGGAACACAATCAGTACGGGGTGGCCGGCGGGTATCAGGAGAACGGCTTTCGCTCCTCGGGCACGTTCACATTCAAGCTTCTGCTGCGCAACGGGATCTCGGGGTACAAGTTCATGTACCCGGAGATCTTCCGCGACGTGCTCGATGCGCTCTACGACTCATCGGCCGGCACGCTCGTGCATCCGGAGTTCGGTGAGTTGCAGTGCAAGGTCTCGACGTTTTCCGTTCATTGGGACCCGACCAAGCGCGACGGTGCGGACATCGATGTCACTTGGAAGGAGCACATCGAAGGTCCAGGCCAGGGGCTCGAGAACGCCCCGCTCAACACCTCGGGCGCCGTGAGCTTCGTGGACCTGACCGCGTCCGCGAGAGAGATTGACGTGAAGTGGGAGGACGACGAGGGCTCGAACCCGCTCGACGTGCTCTCGGGCCTCGAAGGGCGTCTGCTCATGGCCCAGATGGACGTGGCCGCTCAGATCGCCAAGCTCGGCGACGCGATCTCCGCCGTCAACAACGTGATCGACACCCTCGAGTCCGTGACCGATCCGAAGGCCTGGGGCGTGAGCAACGCGGCGAAGGAGATACTGACGGCACTCGGTGACACGCTGGCGAATGTCACTCCGGACAAGCGCAAGCGCATCACTGTGAAGGTGAGCGATCAGCGCCAGCCGGTCTCGAAAGCGGCTGGCAAGTGGAGCATGTCGACCGAGGACTTCCTGATGCTGAATCCCTCCTCCGCGCTCACCGGGTATCTCGAGAGCGGGAACGAGTTCTTCGTCTTCGAGGCGTCCTGATGCCCAACGGTGACGTCGTCATTCGCATCGACGACAAGCTCGAGCTAGACCGGTGGTCGGAGTACTCCTTCGACTCGGACTTCCTGACCCCGGCGGACGCCTTCTCCGTGACGTTCGGCACGGCGCTGGAGTGGAGTCGTGTCAGCGAAGTGGTGAAGCCAGACGTGCCCGTGACCGTCACGGTCGACGGGGCGCTGCAGTGCACGGGGTGGATCGATTCGGTCAGGGCGCAGACCGGCGCTAGCTCCACCGTGGTTACCATCACGGGCCGAGACATCTGCAAGCCGCTCGTGGACGCGAACATCCACCCGGACACACCGTTCAAGGACGTGTCGCTCGCCGAGCTCGTGCAGACCGTCGTCGACCAGATCTACTGGAACTTCGACACGGGCGGGCGCTACACGCCTTTCAGGCCGAACATCGTCTACGACAACGAGGCCAACCGCAAGCTCCTGAGCGGCACGGCGATCGACGGAAAGGCGAAGAGCTCTGGGGCAGAGACGAAGCGCATCGAGTACGTCCGCCCGCAGGCCAACGAGGGAGCCTTCGACTTCCTCGCCCGCAACCTCCGCCGGTTCGGCCTCTGGCTGTGGGGCACGGCGGACGGGCAACTCGTCATCAGTTCGCCTTCGTACAGCCAGAAGCCGAGCTACGTGCTCAGCCGCAAGCTCGGAGACAGGATCGTGCAGGTCCTCGACGCCACCTACTCACTGGACCGCACGAGCGTCCCGAGCCACGTCTTCGTCCGAGGCAAGGCAGGCGGGAAAGAGTTCGCCACCAAGACCGCTCAGGCGGCGAAGTGGGACCTCGATTGGAGGCTCTACAAGCCCATGTACGTCGTGCACGACAACGCTACAACGGCCGCAGAAGCGCTCGCGTTCGCCGTCCAGGAGATGAGCGAGAAGATGCAAAACGCCGAGGTGTACGAGTGCACGGTGCTCGGGCACACCGACCCGGTGACCGGTTCTGTCTACGCCGTCGACACCATTGCGACGGTGCAAGACGAGCCGCTCGGCGTGTTCAAGGACATGTGGATCGCGCAGCGCACGTTCCGCCGGTCGTCGAGCGGACAGACGACGACGCAGCTTCGATTGCTTCCTCCGGGAGCCATCCAGTTCTCGGACGTGGACGCGCCATGAGTGCCTTCGGCTCCCTCCTCGAGGTGCTGACCGTCAAGCGCACGGAGCTAATCGGCAAGCTGGGGACCATCGTCTCCGTGTTCGCCGAGACGCCAGAGAAGGACCCGGATGACCCGTCGGGAGTGGTAGCGGACGAGATCTCCGAGCCCTCCGAGTGGTGGCAGCACTACGGCTTCGTCTCTCGCCCGCCGGACGGAGCGGAGTATCTGACCCTTCGCGTGGGCGCGACCATTGTCGCCTTCGCCTCTCGTGCGCTTGCTTTCGCCGACGCGTACGGCAAGCTCGGGAAGGGAGACGTTGGCCTGTACAGCGTAGGGAAGAACACCCTCAGGCTCGCCGCGGGCGGCTCGATCTCGATGCTTGTGCCCGACGCGCGAGGCAAGCAGATCGTCTTTCGCATCGACCCCCAAGGCTCGTTCAAGGTCATGCTCGGCAACGGGTTCTTCCTAGAGTTGAGCGAGGAGAACGGTTTCGCCGTCTCGACGCCGGACAAGAACGTGAACCTGGCCGGCAAGGACATCATCGTCACTGGCAACTCGCTGATCAACAACAGCGGAGTCCTGCAAACGACGCGCACGGCAGGCCTACCGCTCGCCACGGGTCCAATCACCAAGCCGAACCCAGGACTGCTCATCTGATGTCGCTCTGCAAGTTCGCCTTCCCGCGCATCGCCATCCCGTCGATCTCGCTCTCACTGCCATCGTTCTCCTTGCCCATGTTCAGCCTGGAGCTGCCGGAGTTCGGCCTGTCGTTCTCCATCCGGATTCCGATCCCTTCGATCAGCCTGTCCCTCCCGAGCATCAGCCTGCCCATGTTCGCACTCGACTTGCCCGACCTCGGACTGAGCTTCAGCATCCGGATTCCGATCCCGTCGATCTCGCTCGCCATCCCGACGATCTCGATCCCGTGGCCGACGATCCCGACCTGCCCGCTCGACCTGGTGGAGGAGTGATGGCAGGCGCAGGAACAGGGCCCGGTGGGTCGATGCCTTGCGGGACCGAGTACATCTCGGCGAGCTCGCCGCTCGCCGAGACCATCGACGGCGTGCCGCAGATGGGCGGAGTCACGAGCTCCGAGGTCGACGACTCGGACGGCGACTACGTGCTTGATGCGTACGGCAATGAGACGGCGTGGGACGATACGATGCAGCGCGTCTACCTGCTGCTCAAGAACAGCTACGGTTCGATCAAAGCTGACCCCGAGATCGGGCTACGGAAGCCGCAGAAGCTGGGGCCGAACGTCACCAAGCAGGTGGACTCCTACGTTCGTCAAGCCCTCCTACCGGTGACCTCAGACGGCTCGGTTGCCATCGAGAGCATCGAGACGGTGGTCGAGAACGGGCGCCTCTTTGCGCTCGTGAACTGGCGCAGCCTCAAGACCTGGAAGCCGCAGAACATCAAGTACCCGATTGGGTGACGCATATGGCAGATGAGATCACGCGCCTAGAACTCCCGTCGCTCGCCGAGCTCCGGGACGGCTACTGCGCCGACGTCGCCCGACTGGTGCCAGGGAAGAACGTGGCCCGTGGGTCGGACACCTACGCTCGAGCGACCGCTGCTGCTGCCGCGGCTCAGATGATCATGGGCAAACAGGTGGCGCTGCAGGACGCCCAGATGGCAGACGCTGCCTACGGCGCAGACCTCGACCGCCTCTGCACCCAGCACGGGGTCGTGGTCAGCTACGGCGCCGGAGCCACTGGATACGTGCTCGCCGACTGCTCCGGGACGGTGACCTATCCGGTCGACGCCGAGATCAAGGTGAGCGGTCTGCGCTACAAGGTCGCAACGACGAGCACCGTGGTCGACGGCGACCAGATTCCGATCGTCGGCGTGGACGTCGGCAAGCGCACCAACCAGGCCGCGGGCACGGTCATGACCTGGACATCCCCGCCCGCCGGGTCGAACGCCACTGCAGAGGTCGACGTCGACGGGCTGCGGTTTGGCAGCGATGCGGACAACGACGCTGCCAAGCGCCGAAAGCTCCAGGATACGCTCAAGTACCCTCCGAGGAATTCGAACTGGGCACAGATCGCCAAGGACGCACAGGACGCGAGCGGGGCAATCGAGAAGGCCTTCGTCTACCCGGCCGTGTACGGCCCATGCACGATGCACGTGGCGATCACGGTCGCGGCGGACGCCGAGGAGCAATACACCCGCGAGGCCACCGGCACGCTCCAGCTTCTAGCTGCGAACTCCATCACGTCGAAGCACCCGGAGGGCGCCGACCTGACGATGACGACGGTCACGGACTGGGACATCGACATCATCCTGGAGATCCAGATCCCGGAGCCCAAGAGCGCGGGAGGCACAGGCGGAGGGTGGAAGGACAACACCACGATCCGATGGCCGCGGACTGTCAACGCGGCAAGCCCGCATGCTGTGAGGCTGGCAGCCGCGCCCACGAACCCGAAGCAGATCTCCGTGACGAGCGACACAGCCCCGGTCGCCGAGGCGTACATTGCGCTTTGGAGCTCGACGCAGAAGAAGCTCGTGCGCACACGTATCTACGCTCAGAGCGGGGCCGGCCCGTACACCATCGACCTCTACGACCCGATCGACATCGCCATGTTCATCTCGGGCGATTGGGTCATGGCTGACGCCGAACACCTCGACGAATACTGCGCAGCGGTCGCCGGCTCATTCGCCGGCCTCGGGCCCAGCGAGAAGACGACGGACGCGACTCGGCTCCCCAGGGCGACGCGGCATCCCTACGCCACCGCGGATTGGCCCACGGACTTCGCGAGCAAGCAGACGGACAAGCTCTCCACGACGTTCGCCGAGGTCTCACACGTCGCCTTCTACAAGGCGTTCGACTCGACTCCTACCACCTACTCCGCGCTACCGATTGCATGCCCGGACAACACGACTACGGGCGAGGCGCCGTACTCGCTTCGTCTCGGCAAGATCGGATTCTACGAGGTCTGACATGGGACAGCTACCTGATACCCTGAGCGCGGACGACTGCGGGCTTCCGAAGTCGAACCGAAGCTTCGTGGCCAACCCGACCACGGACTTGTCCTATGAGGAGTACGAGTCGGCCGCCGTCGGCGTGATGGCGCAGTCGCACACGGCGTTTCGAGCGCATGTGTTGGTGGACGCCGACGCCTCAGGCGGGGAAACGATTACCACCCATGATGCGGTGTGGGGCGGGACGGTGGGCGTCAAGCCGACGCTCGCAAGGACGGGCGCCGGCGTCTACACCATCACGTGGACAGCCTCCTACGATGACCTGAATCCGACCCCGGCGAGGGTCGTTTCGCACGCGACGAACATCCGATTCGCGCAGGCCACCATCGCCGAGAACGCTGCCGGGATGATCGCCTGCACCTGGACAGCGAACGTGCTCACCGTGCGCACGTGGAATGCGGCGGGGGCGGCGACCGACATCGACTTCACGGCGTCGGTGTCCTGATGACGATCGGCTCCTGGGCCTCTCCGTTTGCGCTCCAGCTCGGAGGCGAAGCGTACGACCGCGGCGAGGAGATCTTCCGCCTGCTGCGCGAGAACTTCGGCGATGCGTGGGCGCAGACGGCCACGGAAGGCAACGTCGCGATCAACGTGGCAGAGGACATCGCTGCGGCACGCGTGCTGCTCATCGCCGATCGGTACGTCGAGCGGTGGCGCTACCAGTCCGACCCGACCACGATGGACCAAGAGTTCGTCCAGCGCTGGGAGAAGATCCTGGGCATCACGCCGTCGAGCGCGCTCACCTGGAACGACCGGCGAAGGACGCTCAAGGCCCGTCTCTCGAGCAAGCTCGACGGATTCGCGACCATCGCCGCCGATGCGTTCTCGCCCTGGGAGACGCACATCCACTACACGCCAAATGCCGATGCGGTGAAATGGTGGCCGGGCGGGACATCGACGGTGGACCTCTTTTGGTACTCGACCGTGGCTCACATCGCCGTCGAGTACGTCGTTCCAGTCACAGCCACGAGGGAAGAGATCGACGCCCGCCGAGCCGCGTGCTTTGAGGCTCTTGACGCCTACGCCCCGGCCTGGGTGACGTTCGACTTCAGCGAGACGCAGAGCTACGGCACCAACTCGGGCACGTTCGGATTTTTCCTGGACCAGCCAAACCTGAACGTTGCGGTGTTCGGGAGTTGAGGACAACATGACATTCGCTCGAGCCAAGGCGGCGGGATGGGGCCTCAACGAGGAGATGAGTTCCGCGCAGGCCAACACGATGGACCTGAACCAGTCGCGCGCCGTCGATGGCAACGCGGGCGGGAGCTACAACCCATCCGCGCCGATCATCATCGCGACGGGCGGGCTCCAAGCCGAGCCGGCCGCTGGTGACATCGAGTTTCAGGCTGAGTACGTGGACCATGCCAGCTACGCAGACAGCCGCGTATACCCGGTCCACGACTTTCTGATCGGCACGCGCTTCTCGGTCCAGACCACGGACATCGCCTTGCAGCAGACGGATGTGACGTCGGCGGGGAGCGCGTCGAAGGTGTTTGTCATTCACCCGATCGTCGGCACGTTGGCGCAGCTGCACCTGTACCTCAAGGGCAGCGCGGGCCACGGAGCATTGCCAGGCACCATGCCGTCGATGACGCTCGTGGAGGAGGTCCCAGGCGTCAGTTCTACCACGGTGATCGCGACCGTGTACGACACGGCGGCCGACGTGGCCGCGTACGAAGTGCTGCACTCCATCTCGGCCACTGGTCTGTCGATCAGCGTGTCGGCCACGAAGCTCTACAGGCTCATCCTAACGGGTGAGGCTGGCGCCAACTCGCAAGTCGACCTGAAGTTCTACAGCTTCGTTACGCGCATGACGACGACCAGGAACTACCCCGGATGAGCATCTCCGGCACCATCCGGCAGGACCGGAAGTACCCAATGATCGGCGACGGTGTGACCCTGGCGGTCGACGGGCTCACCGCTGGGCATCGCGTCCGCTGGCGCGTGCTCTCTGCCCCCGCGCTCTCCACCGTGGAGCTGTACGAGGCCCAGATCCCAAACAGCGGCTACCTGCCTCCGAAGCCCTGCAACGGTACTCTGCTCCAGCCCGACACGCACGGAGAGTACGTGCTCGAGGCGGTCGAAGAAAGCTTCGTCAGCCACATTCCTCACTTCAGCAACGACCCAACGAACGCGCTCGAGGAGTGGACCGAGACGGCGACGGAGTCGTATTCGGTCTATGTCGGCAGCAGGGTCACGCGGAGCCTCGGAGTCGGGGCCGACCGAGTGACCCTCGAGGCCTTCGCCCACGACGCCGGAGCGAGCGATGGCGTGCTCACCTACTGGTGTGATCGCAACCGCTGTCCGAAGCTGATTGACCCCACGAGCGACCGGGCCAAGCTCGCGATGGCGATGGCGAACGTGACCGACGCGATTGCCTACTACGGCGGGAAGGGCTACGTCGGCACGGCGGACATGATCGTCGCGGAGACGGACTTCCTCATGGTGCCGTCAACGCTGCTCGGTCTGATCGTGGGCGGGTTCAACCTGCACATCGCCTACACGGCGAACAACGTGCATGGCGCTGCGGACGCTGCAAACGTGATGACTGCCGTCGCCGCTCCGACGGACCTCGCGACGTTGATCACGTACCTAAACACGCTGCGCACGAAGTACATCGCGCACATCGGACTCGGCGTCGCCACGCACCCGGGCGGAGCAGACGCCACGAACACGCTCTCGATCGGCGCGTGCTCCACGCTTGCGACGGCGATCTCGCTCTACAACGACATTCGATCGAAGTACGGTCTACATCGCATCAGGTACTCGCCGCTCTTCGCTACCGGACACAGCCTGCCGGGTGATGCGATCCTGGCCTCGCGCGAGACGTGGCAGCTCGCTCCCAGCACGTCGACCCTGGCGACCATGATCACGAAGGCCGTAGCGCTTGCCGCGGCGTGGGACAGTCACCTTGCGAAGGTGGTCATCTCCGCGGCCTACCACGCGAACGCGGACACCGACAACGAGATGACGACGCGCACACCGATCAGCGATCCCGACCTGATCGCCCTGGTCAACGAGTGCGCAACGAAGCTCGAGGCCCACGCGGCAAACGTCGTCTGGAGCACAAACGTGGCAGCGGCGGCGGGTTACCACGCAGTCGTCGACAGCGGGTGCAAGGTGCCGACGCGCGCGACGGACAAGGCATCGGCGATCGAAGTGCTCGACTACCTCTTGTGGGCCTACGTCCACCACGTCGACCACGCCGGGGACTGGCATGGAGGGCTGAACGCTGGCCGGGCTTACGCGCAAGGGCTCGGCGTGACCCTCATCCACAAGTACCTGCTGGACAAGCTTCAGGGCTACGAGACGACGGCCCCGGCGAACATCCTGGAGGCGGTGGACAACATGGTTCGGTTGGGCGGGTTCACTCTAGGCTGAGCAGCAGGACCTTAGCCTCGCAGAAGGTGTTCTTCTTCTTCAGGCCAGAGATGGTCCCGCCCTGCCAGACGATGAAGCAAAGCTCGGCGAAGCACAGGATTGAAAGCGCAATGATCGCGGCGACGGCCAGTTTCATGAACCACCTCCACCTGAGTTGTAACACGGAGAACACCCGATGACGACTTCCGCACGATTCCGCCTCGGCAAGTCCGCCGTCGGCACGTCCGGCCCGTGGACCTGGGGCAGCTACGACGCGCCGATCGACGTCGACCCCAACGACTACATCAAGGCCGAGTTCGAGAGCCTGACTGGCATCGATACCGCGTCGTTCTCGATCTCGAGCGCCGACGAGGTCGTGCTGGCCGCAGGCGTGCCGACGGTCACGACGGTCCCATCGACCAGGACAGGTACGTTCCGAGTCGGTGCCGATCCAGCGTGCTACATCGTCCGTGCGACGGCGAACCCGAACGCGGCGGGGGCGGTGTCCAGCGAGCTCGCGGTGCACATCCTGACCTCGGCGAGCCGGAGGCTGATCGCGCTCGACGAGACCGATCAGGCCTCTCGCACCTACTACTGGCTGCCAAAGCTGAATGCGTTCATCCGCGCTGAGGCTTCGGTTGGCACATCTGCTGTTGCGTCGGTTGCGGCTGTCGTTTCAACGGAAACGTCTACCAGGACAAGCGCAGATACCTCCCTTACCACCCGCGTCTCGACAGAGGAGAGCGCCGGTATCTCTCGCACCGGATCGATCGACACCAGGTCCTCGGCCATCGAGAGTTCCTACGTCTCGCTGGGCACAAGGATCTCAGCGTCCGAAAGCATCGTGACCTCGGCCGATGCCTCGTTGCAGACGCGAGTATCATCCGAGGAGTCGGCCCGCGCGAGCGCGATTGCGTCGGTGGAGGCGGTAGCCGGTGGCGATCCGACCTGCTACAACGTCACGCGCACAAGCGCGGTGAACTTGGGTGTGGCACTAGCTCGCGTAACCGACATCGTTTTGACCCCGGCTGCCGGCACGTACCTTGTGATCGCGCACGCCAGGGTGAAGTTGACGGCGACCGACGGGGTCACGATTGCCATTACCTACGATGGAGTGGTTCAGAGCGTGACCGGCCACACGTACCCGAACTGGGACAGCTACGGCTGCTACGAGCACAACTGGTGCGCGCAGTGCGTGGTCACGTGTGACGGTGCGAAGAGCATTGAGGTGCAGGCGAAGTACAACAACTCCAGCGGGCCGACCGTGGAGTTGTGCGGGCTATCTGCGCTCAAGGTGACCTCCGCGTGATTCACGCGATCTGGCTGGGCCCACGCCCGATGCTCGAGGTCCACGAGCGCTGCGTGCGGTCCTGGCGCCGTTTCATGCCGGGGCTCGACTTCAAACTCTGGACCGAGGCCACGCTCGAGTCCGAGTTCGGAGAAGACCTCATCCTCCCAGTCGACTACCCCCACAAGGGCGTCGCCGGCGACGTGTTCCGCTACCAGGCGCTTCGGCGCTTCGGCGGGCTGTACCTGGACGTGGACGTGGAGCTACTCCGGCCGATCCCGGAGTGGATGCTCACCCTGGGCGACGTAGTCGGGCTTGAAAGTGTAGTCGATAGTAGGGTGGGTTCGGCGGTCGTCTTCGCGCGTGCAGAGGGCCCGTTCATCCGAGCTGTGGAGGAACAAGTCCGTGCATCGGTCCTGGCTGAACTGGAGAAGCCCGAGCCCGGATGGATGCTCGCCGCGGGGCCTCCGTTCCTGACTCGCGTGGTCGAGTCACTACCGCTCGGGCAGCGCCCGGTGGTGCTCGGACCGAGGCACTTCTATCCGTCCCCTCCTGGCAAGGCTCCAGAGCAGATTTGGCCGGAGACCTTCGCCGTCCACCACTGGACCAAGAGTTGGGGCGCGTGACCACCATCGGCCTGAACAATCAAGAGTGAGAGGGACTGAACATGGCATTCTTCAATGACCTGTGGGCGCAATTCACGAAGGTAATTCCTCTCGCTGAGGACCCGGCGGACCCGACAAAGGGGATCAACCTCAAGGCGGGTGCACACCAGGGTCTCACCGTCGAAGGCGTGGCCGGTGGTACTCCCGTTCCGGTGAGTGGGACCGTGACGGTCGACACATCGCTGCTCTCGACCGCTGCGAAGCAGGACACCGGGAATGCATCGCTGGCGTCGATCCTCGCCAAGCTCATCGCCGCACCGGCAACTGCCGCGCTCCAGACCGCCGGCAACGCCCTCTTGGGCACGATCAGGCACACGACCACGCCCAGCAAAGCCGACGCCGCAACGGGCCCCGCTGAGGTCGACGACCGGGGCAACCTGCACGCCACGCTGACGATCGCCAGCTCGGAGATCCTCGCCCTGCAGGGTCCCGAAACCGACGCGCTCACCGCGGCCGAGATCGCGACCATCTCGATCTCGTGTGATGCGGTCGAGGCCAACGCGGCTTCGATCTACGTCTACGCCCAGCTGCGTGAGGCTCCCCGGCTCGTGTCGATTACCCCGGCGGATTGGACTGCTGGCACGGGGTGGGTATTCGCCGGGACAGTCGCGACGCACACGCCCGGAGGTGGCTCGGCCGGTGACCTTGAGATCACCGATGAGTGCTTCCACCTGGGTGTGCCCTACGCTCTGTATTTCGCCACGACGATGACGGCGGGAACACTGACCGACAAGCTCGGCACCGCTGGGGCGACCGCGCGCGCGGCCACCGGGTCTTTCATTCAGATCCTTGTGCCCACGGTCGAGGGGAAGGTCATCTTCTCGGCTGACGACGACTCCGACGCATCGGTCGACATCACCGGGGTATGGGTGCTTCCGTTCCACGAGCTGCCTTCGTCGGGGATCGAGAAGCCTCTCGCGTGCAGCATGATCGGGTGCATTGCCACGAAGGCTGCCCCGGCAACGAAGGTCATCTCCCCCGCAACGACGGCGCTCCGTGCGCTGTCCTACCGTCGTCAGGGGGCGGTGCAGTCGTGAGCATCGGGGTGGGAGTAGGTGCCGGGCTCGGGTTCGGGGGCAAGCCCTTCTCGCCCGAGGATTTCGGCGGCGACTACCTCTTGGCCGACCTCGACGCGTCGGGGGCGGTGACGCGGAATACGCAGCCGACGTTGGTAGATGGCGACATGGAGGCCGCCGGAGTGGCGGCATGGACGGCAAACGACAGGGCAACGCTCACAAAGGAGGCGAACGCATACGCCGGGAGTCAGTGTCTGCGCGTTGCTACGGCTGCGGTAGGATATCCCAGCGCATCGCAGAGCGTTTTAACGGTCGGAAACCAATATCTGGTGCGAGGGGCGTGCCGTGGAGATGGCACCGTTCAAGCATCCGTAGGTATTGGGGCGTCAACTCTGTATCTCAGCACTGGCGCTGGCGCGTGGGAGACATACACAAAAGAGAACAACGTAAGCAACGCCTCAATAAACCTGTATCGCGCTACGAGCGCGGCGGGGTACGCCGAACACGATAGTATTTCTATCGCCAACCTATCCGTCTCCCAAGTCACCTGCAAAGGCACCCTCGGCAACCTCGTCCAGGCCACGGCGGCGAACATGCCGTGGGAGGCCACATCTGGAATTGGCATTTACTTCGCCGCAGGGGATGTGCTCGTGTCTTCTGGTGCGGCATCGACGTGGACGCTATTGCACTATTCGG